GACTCATACCAAGATTAGGTGCAATAGATTGAAAGAAACTCATTTCTTTATCTGAAATAGAACCTTTAGTTTTACTAATTGCATTTAAAACCATACTAGAAGATAGAACTTGTAAAACTTCTGCGTTAGCAACTGTTCCTGTACCTGCACCATCATAATCTGATAGCCAGTTCATATCTATACCAACTCTTTCACCAATTTTTGCAACTTCTAACATTGTAGTTCCAAATTTTCCTGATTTTAATTCTACTGATAAAGCAGAAATAATTTCTAGCTCTGAGTTTTGATCTATGGCTTTGTCAGAGTCTTTTCTAACATCAACAACAAAGTCAGCTTCACTTTTACCCATTACTTTTTCAAATTCAGTTTGCTGTTTATCACCCTCAATTTTTACTAAAGGCTCTTTTTTAATAGGTACTAAAATACCATTACTTTCTAAAATCATTTTATCAGTTGCAAATTCTTGCTGATTTGTTTCAGTATTCATTACAGCTTTCGTTTTATTGCTTGTGGTATCTTGTTTTGGCACAGGAATTAAAATACCATTACTTGCTAATATTTGTGATTCTGTTGCAAACTGACTTTGACCAGTAATAGTATTGAAAACTGCTTTGGTTTTTTTTGGAGTTCCAGCAAATGATTTTTTAATAGCTGCTGCATCTTTGATAGATGTTATACCAGCTTCACCAATGCTTTGACCTTTAGCACCTGCTGATAACAAACCCATTCCAATTAAGAAATTGTCATCTTCTAATAAACTTTTCATGTCCATATTAAATTAATCCTTTTCCTGTTAGCCAATCGTTAAAAATTCCATTATTCTTACTCATTTCGTATTTATTATTGTCTTTTAATAATCCATTAATTCTAGCAACTGCTGCATTGTGTGTGCTTAGATAATCTTTATCTACACTATTATCTTGATCCATTCCTTGAAAATATTTGTTAGCTTGAGATTCAGGTAGGTTAGACCACCAACTAGGATCATCTGCCCAGTTATTATTTCCCATAGCAATTTGTTGTAAAATAAAATCAACACCCTCACCTTGTGTTTCAACTTTTGTAAAATCACTAGCCTGATCTGGTCTGTCCATAGGACGATCTTGATCTCCTATTCTATCACCAGCAATTGTTCTTTCAGGATAAATAGTCGGTATCAAAAAACCTAAAGGTATTTTATTTTTAACAAAATTAGCTAATCTTTTTTCTAATTGATAACCAAGAGTACCTGTAACTTTATCAACTTGTTCATCTAATCTATCCCAGTATTTTTTTTCTTCTAAAGTAACTGTCATCTCAGGTCTAGTGCCTTTAGACATTTTAAGTTTCTTTTCAGGAAGTGTTACATAGGTTTCTTTTTCTATTTTAGAATATTCTGTTGTGCCTGGTATTTTAGTTGGATCAACCATATCCAAGATAGGATCTCTGTATGGAGTATCGTTATTGCCAACACTAAATTGTGTATCTGAATTGTCGCTAGGGTTACTACCACCCTCACCTCCTGTATCACCAGGACTAGGTGTATTATTAGAAGTGTTATTAGAGGTACTGTTAGAAGTATTATTTTCTTCTCTATCATTTGGGTTACTTGCTCCACCCCAATCCCAACCTGGCATAGTTATTCTCCTATAAAATTATTGAAATTATAAATAGTACACCAAGAATTATGATGTATTTAGATGTGTTATTATCTATGTCTGTTTTTAAATCGTAAATTATTTTATTTATTTTATCCATTTAATTATAAAATTATTGCAACAATTAAAATAACAACAGCTACTGCTATTGCTTTCTTATGTTCTTTCACAAAATGTGGGATATGTTCTTTTATTTTCATTATAATAATCCTGCTAAGACTCCACCAATAGCTCCAGCTACACCACCGATAGTTCCATAGTCATCTCCACCAATTTTATTACCAACTAAAGCACCACCTAAAGCCTGAGTAAATATATTTGGATTGTTGTTTGTTTGTGTTTGTTGAACAGGTAAGCCAGAAGCAATAGGAGATATAATACTACCATATTGTTGTAGTGCTTGAAAAGGTGCTAGGTTCTTTTGTCGTTCAAGCTGTTCAATTTGTTGTCCTGTAGTCAGCATATTAGGTAATTGAGTTGCAAGACCTAATTGATTTTGTCTTTCAACATTGTACTGATTAAAAGCAAGAGGTAATGCGTAATCTGCAACTTCACCAATAATTTGTGATTGGTTCATAGCTGATCCTGGTGTTCTTCCTGCACCAGAAAATTCACTATTAATACTGTTAGCAATTTCACTTGTTGCGTTTTGCAACATAGGACTTAAATATGGATTTAAATAATTACCAGCAAGTGTATTTGTAATTTGAGTATTAGCTGCTCCTGCAAGTGCTTCTTGTTGTGCAAGTCCAGTTTTTGTTTGTTGTGTGGGTGCTACATACCCTGCACTTGATACACCTTGACCATAAATATTTCCTGCTTCAGAAATTATTTGATTTAAAGATCCTTGTGCTGGTGCATAAGGTTGTACATTAACATTTTGTACTTGTCCTCCACCTGTATTTCCTCCAAATGACATATTATTTTTCCTTTTTTATTATTGGTTTTTCAAGAACAACATGAGTTCTTTTATAGTTATAATTTTGAAGAATTTTTTGCCAACCAGGTCTAGCAAATAATTCCATTTGTTGACATTCTTGTTCTTCAGCAAAATCTTCTAATACACTTATTAGATGTTGCCATTTTTGTCTGTGTTTTCCTGTCATTATAAATATTTGACAAGATCGTTTTAATTTTCTTTGGACAACCTCTGTTACTACTACTCCATAATATTTTTCAAGAGTTGTAGGTTTGTCTTTGTCCCAAACTACCCAAAGCTGCATTTTATTTTCTTTAATACTTTCATAAACAAACTGTGCGTCTGTTTGATTGCCTGAGTAAGATAGAGCTTCGCTAATATCTTTTTTAACTAAAGACCAAACATCATCTAAATTAGATGATGGTATATTGACTAATTTCATTATGTAATATTTAAGTAACTAATACCTATGTGAACTGAGTCTGATGAGCTTACTGTTGCTTTTAGTTGATCTGAACTTTCTAAAACTAATGGTACTGTCAAAATTTCAACTGAACTATTAGCTGCAAGTGATTGTGTTTTTAATATAGTAAATTCTGCATTACTTGCAGAGCTATCCAAAACATCTAGTGAAAATGTTGGAGTGTTACCTGTATTATTTGTAACTCTAATTGATTTAATAATTAAAGTTTCATTTGATGAAGCTGTTAATAATGATGTTTCACTAGAAGTTGCTAAAGCTACCCCTTTAAATTTATATGAGTTAGCCATGACTATCTAGCTGTACATGGTATGTTGTTTGAACCTACTAAAGGTGCTTCTGCAAATGCCATAAAAATGTATGAACTACCAGAACCATTCATAGCTGTTTCTGTATTTCTCCATTTAAAACCATTAGATAAGCTATCTAACCATCTTTCTGAACTTGTATATTCAGCATTAGCATTATTTGGAGAAATGTATCTTTGATATGGATTAAATGTATCTCTTTTGTTATCCCACATATACCATGAACCAGTAGCATTTGTTTGTTTTATTAAAATAAGTGCAGGTTTAAATCCAGTGTAAATAAAGCTACCATCAGCATTACCATTTCCTGTGTAGCTTCCACTAACTTTTGAGTAGCCTTGTACATCTGCGAAAGCATAAGCTATGTAAGTTGAGCCACTTCCATTAGTATCGTTTGCTGTTCCTACTGAAAATACACTTGATGTTGGAGAGGTACTATTCCAAAAAGCAGTTTCTGTACTTGATGCAGAATTACCATTTAAGTATAACGCTTTAGTATTTCCTAAACTTGCATGATAAACTCCCCATTCTCCTGTACCACCTGATAATCTTTTAACTATTATCATTTTAGGAACTGAACCCAATCCATGACCTACTGTTGCATTACTTCCTGTGCCTGTATATTTTGATATTGAAAAACCTGCTGTTGTACTTACAGAAGTGTAAGTAGTATTTATAGAACCATCTGTATTTGATGAACCTTGACCATTTGCTTTCCAATTCCATGATGCGTAATTAATACTATTAGCATTAAAACTTCCATTACTACCTACACTAAATCCATCACTATCAAAAGATGTAATAGCATTAGTAGGTGTATCTGGTGCTTGAGTTTGATTTGTATATAAGACGCTATTAGTGCCTCTAATAACATCTGTTAAAGTATGATTAGCTGTATCGTTTCTGGCTTTTACCCATATTAAATCTGGTTGATGACCAACACCTGTTATAGATTGAGTACCATTATTACCTGTATAAAGTTTAGTATTAAAATAATCTGTAGATTTATTGATAGTTGTGTATGCCATGATTAAAATATCTCCTTACTGTAAATTTCTTTGCTTTGATAAATCAAAGAAAAGTTTTCTTTGCATGAGTGTAACGAATGTAAAGCCATTATAAATTTAATCCTTTTGTTGAAAGTGCTGTGTAGCCAGTTGGTGTATCGTATTCAAATATTCCATTACCACTTGCGTTAGTTCCTGCACTAGATACTGCTGTAGTTCCGAAGTAGCCATTGCCGAAGTTACATTTAAAGACACCATCTTTAGAAGTTTCTCTACAATTTACTGCCATTCTCCAAAACTCACTTCCAACTGTAAATGAATATCCATTTGTTCCTGTTGATGGATTACTAGAATTTCCCCAAGTTCCATTAGTTCCAAAATATGCTTTGCCATTATCAAAATCTACAGCAATATTTATAATGTCATTAACAGCAAATGTATTCCAACCTGTTGCTGTACTTGAATTATTCCATATTCCACCATTTCCTCTTAAAGCAAAACCATCTCCACAAACTTCTATTGAACCACCATAACCAGCAGATGTTGGAGAAGCATTTACAAGTCCAATCATATAGCTTTCAGAGTTACTTTCTCCTGCTGTCATTTTTACTTCCCAATAATATTTTCCAGAATTAACTCCCAAAGTTGAAGTGTTACAAGCTGCATTTGAAGTTGCAGTTGTTACTGTATTACTTCCTTCACTAAAAGTAGATGCTGCAATATTATCTAATGGGTTCATTGTAGCAAAAACATTGCTTGGATTATCTTCTGTTTTTGTAAGTGTACCACCACCAACTGTAAAGTTATTACTATTACCAGATTGGTCAGTAACACTATTACCATCTTTTAAAATAAAGAAACCATTAGTTCCATAAGTTACACTAGGAGAAGTTTTAATTTTCCATTCTCCAGTTGTACTGTCTGTTTCGCCAAATGCTGATGCGTCATAAGCAGTTCCATCTATAAAATGAACATGAGATATAAGACCATTAAAATATGATGTTTCTGATGCAACATATCTTCCTAGTCTTACTTCTACTGCATCATTAACTCTTGTATCATCATTTTGATTTGGATAATTTGCTGTTGCCCAAGATGTGATTTGTTCGCCATTAATATATGCTTTAACTCTATCAGATTGTGTGGCTTGTGTTGTATCTATCGCTACTACAAAATGATACCAACCATTAGTATCTCTATATTTTGCGTTTGTTTTAAATTCAAAATCCCAAGAACCATGATAATCCCAAAAATAAAATTGGTCAGAACCATTAAATAAAATAGCAAAATTATTACCTGTTGCTCCACCTTGTGAAAAGAAATAATTTTGACCTAAACTACTTCTTTTAACCCAACCACTCCAAGTAAAAGTTTTTCTATTAGTTTCTGAACTTGGTGTTCTTGTTAGATATGTATTAGCCATTAGTTAAATTGTCCTCCACCTGTTGCACCGAAGCTAGATTGCAAACTAAAATCTCTAGTTACAAATTGACCCTCAGCATCAGTTATTTTTAATGTAAATTGATATAAAACTGGTGTTGTAGAACTACCACCAAAATCACTTGTTGTAATAGCACCAGTTGAGCTATTTAAAGTACAATTGGCTTGTGAATTATTTGTTAAAACACTTGTTGTTTCCGAAAAAGTTATTGCACTATCAGATGATCCTGCAACTGTTGCAACTGTTCCACTAAAATTACCAGCTACAGTTCCTAAACTCCCAGCAGCAGTTGTAAAACTTGGTGCAGTTGAAGCTGTTATAATATTGTTTGTTGATCTACCAGCAAGACCAGTTGGATTTTCAACTCTTACATAATAGTTACCACTAGCTAAAGTTACATTGACTGAAAGTGTTGTAGCATTGGTAAATGAAACTGTGTTAGCATTTGTAATAGCTCCTGTAGAACCATTAACAAAAGTAACAGATGGTATTGAAGCAAACCCTGTTCCTGTAATGCTTATTGTTGTAGCAGTAGCAGGTGCAATCGTTTGAGATACATCAGCTACAGTTGGTTTTGTTTCAGCAGCATCAACCCAAGTTAATTGGTTTGTAGAATTACCATTTGTAGCAAGTACCTGTCCATTTGTACCAACATTTTGAGGTAAAATTAAATTATAAGATTGTCCAGCAGAATGAGGTGGTGCTTGAATAGATACACCATGACTGTTTTGAGAACAGTTTAAAGTTAGCTTGGCATCAGCACTAGAGCCATCACCTTTAATCTTTAATACTGGATTCTCTATTGTACTGGTAGTTCCAGATACTATATTTCCAAGATTCCTTGCTTTAGACATTATTTAATTTTCCTTTATTATTTTGAATTTTGTAGGCTAGATATTTCTACCTAGCCTTTAAGTATTACTCTGCTACTGGTGGTGTATAACCAGTTAATGCAGTTGCTTCAGCTTGTGATAATCCTAAGTCTAATAGCTTTTGATTGCCAGAAACTTTAGCATTTTCTTTTGCATCTAGTATGGCTTGTTGTTCAGCATTATAAGTTTGTTGCTCTGCTTGTTGATTTTGAAACGCAGTTAATTCTTCTGCTGTCATTTCACTTTCAACATTATTTATTATTTTTTTCATAATTTAATTCTCCTTATTAACTTTTCTTATATCCATAAACTGAAAATGTACTGTCAGCTTTAATAGAACCACCAGTTACAGTAAAATTTATTCCAAATATTTCAACATTATTTGCTAGAGTACCTGAATAAGTATCGGAATAGTGATATGTACCATTATGATAAAAAGAGTGTCCAGAATAAACTACTCTATTTGAACCATCTCTAGGATTAAAAATATCACAATATCCTGCAGAAGCAGTTCCAGTATGTACATCAGCATTTGTATGCGTAATATAACTAACTCCCCAATCTCGACCAGAACCAGCACCATCTGTACCACCATTTGCATAAGCAAGACCATGAATAGTTTCGTATCCACCTGAAGTAATATTGTTTCCATTTGTGTCCATTAAATAAGAAACTAATCTTTCACCAGATGTACTGTGATTATAAAAGTTTGACCAATGACATCTATAAACATCATAATCAGCAGTAAAGCAGTTGTTAAAATTTACATATCCAGTAGCACTGCCTACAACTGTTGTAGCAATATGTGATAAACCACCTGCTGAAACTTCTCCCCACTCTGGGTCGTTAGCACCTTGTTTAAGATAATAACCTGCTGTACCTTTTGGTAGTCTAGTTAATGCACTTGCACCTTTGTAGACAATGTCTCCTCTAGTTGTAAGTGTTGTTGTTAAGTCAGTTCCATCAGTACCATTAGTACCTGCTGAACTCATTATATTCCAGTAAGCTGTCGCATTACCTACTGGTTGATTTGTGTGTGCTTGAATACAAACATAACTAGAGCCACCAGATGAAACTACATCATCTACTGCATAAGCTGTGCTGTTACTGTAAGCACCTTTCCAGTTAAATTTGATAGCACCTAGATTTACTGTTGCCATATTTGTTTCCTTATATTGTTGCTATTAATTCGCCATTACTAATGCTAAATGTAAAACCACTAGCACTAAATAAGACATCATCAAAAGAGGCGAAAGTTGAACTTGAGATATTGTCTGCACCCTGATTAGTCGTTGTTATAATTAACTGACTATCTGAATTTTTACTAAAACCATAAACTTCTGCACTTGAAGTTGCACCATATTCTAAAGCATTTCCAGCAGCATTTACTTTAAGTGCCTGTCCTGCTGATCCAATTGAACTTAAACCTGTACCACCTCTTGCAGTTGCTAAAGTTCCTGCTGTAATATTTGCAGCATTAATTGCAGCTACATTAAATGTACCATAAGCAACTATTGAAATTATATCACCTGCTGTAGCACCACTAGCCAAAACTACCGAAGTTCCAGATGTTACTGTTACATCAGTTCCATTAACTAACTTAGCTCCATTCAAATAAATATCTATAAATCCTGCGTCATACGCAAGTGTGTTTCCATTATCATCAGATCCTGTAAAAGTAGTTTGTCCACCAGAAGCTGTGTATTTAAATCTAGCTGCTGTTCCATTTACTGTAGATCCTGCTGCTGCCCAACCTGATGATTTATAAACTTTTAATTCGTTTGCTGTAGTATCAAAATAAAGATCCCCAACATCAAGTGATGATCCTGGAGCTGAACTTGCTACTCTGTATCTTTCAGCAAAACTATTAACTCCAGTAATGTTTGCAGCTGTTGTATTAACATTTGCAATTGATCCACCTGTTAAATTTACATTAGCTATAGACCCACCTACAAGACCTATATTAGTATCTGCTGCTGCAACTGTTCCAATTGTGTTTGATCCACTTAGGTTAGAAGCTACTGTACCAATATTTGTATTTGCATTTGCAACTGTCGTTACATTTCCTGAAATTCCAGAAACTGTATTTATATTTGTAGCATTTGAATTTACAGCACTTACTGCACTTGAAATATTATTAACACCAGTTATTGCACTTGAGATTGCTGCTACTGAACTTACCTCTGTTGCTTTTGGAACTAATCTATGAAAATTGTATGTGTGTTGTGTAGTTGTAGATTCAACTAAAATACCAAAACCTGCTGCTAAAGTAGCTCCATTACCACAATTATTTAAAGTAACTGTTGATCCACCAACTGTTCCATTTGATATTGAAACTACACCAGAGCTATTTGCAGTATGAGAACTTGCAAGTGCTTGAACACTAACAATAGTTCCTACACCATCATTGACATCTGGATTTGTGTTTGGAAAACTTGTTTCGTTTGCAATTGGTACAAAACCACCTACATCATCTACAAGATCAGTAACTCTTGCATCTATAGCACCAGTTGTAGCAATAAAATTATCGTTACTTGTCCAAGATTGACCAGAGTTAATTAATTCAGATGTATCTTTATTTAAAAATCTAGTGTCTGCTGCTGATGTTGTGTAAAAAGTATTGTCATCTGGAGTATGAGCTGCTTGTTCTGAATTTGTAACTATAGCTGCGTCTGCAATCTTATCTATTGTTACAGCATCATTATTAATTTTAGCTGTCGTTATATTATTGTCTGCTATTTTAGAAGTTATAATTTGATCTGCACCAATGTGCTGACTATCTATTGAACCATCAACTAAATGCTCAGAGTCTATACTATCATCTGCAATCTTAGTTCCATTTATTGCATCTGCATTTATCTTGGCAGTTGTGATTGCATTATCTGGAATTTTGCTAGTCGTTACATTATCGTCTAAAATTTTTGATGTGATAATTGCATCTGTTCCAATTTTAGTTGCAGTTACTGCTCCTGCATTGATCTTAGCTTCTGTAATTGCATTTGCATTTACTTGTGATGCTTGGACAGCATTATCTGCAATCTTATCGTTATTAACAGCATCATTTGCAATCTTTGCAGTAGTTACTGAACCATCTGCAAGATTAGTTGAGCTAACAACTCCTAAAGGTATTGAATTATCTGTAGCTGTAAGACCTGCTAAATAAATTTCTAAATCTGTATCGTTTCCTAAAGCACCTGAATCCCAAGTAACATTTACTGTTGTAACATTATTAGAGTATGCTGATGAAGTTATAGTTCCAATTTTTGTACCAGTATTTGTTCCTGTTGCTTTTATTCTTCTATTTGCATGGTAGCTTGAAGTTAAATCATTTCCTGTTGATGTAATAGTGAACTGTGTTCCACTTACATAAGTTGGAGTGTATGCTCCACTTCCATCACCATAAATTACCCATTGTGCATCATTGTACCAATCTCTAGTATTTTTCATTAATGCTCTAATCGCATTATTCAAATCACTAGGTAACATTCCCTCTGCTGTATTTATTCCATTTAAAGAAGTGTTACTTGATTGTGTGGTTGAGTAATCTTTAATTCCTGCCATTTATTTGCTCCTAATTCATAAACCAACTAAAAGCCTTGTCGCTTTCAGCATTATTTTTGTTAATTAAAGTATTTACAGCTTCTTCAACTTGTCTTTGAAAAAACTCTTGTGTTTCAATTGAATATCTAATGTTATCTATATCTATCTTGTCTGACATTATCTTGATCCACCTTGACTTGCTGTTAAATCTATTCCTTGTGCATGACTCCAAACACTTCCAGCAGGTACTTTGACATTTGCTCTAAAATATCTACCTGATTGTCTTACAGGACTTATGCCTGTTGTATTTGTTGTGCTTGTTGCAGATGTTGTAACTGCATCTGCTAATTTATCTCTAGTTTTAATTGTTACATTTGCACTTGCATCTACAATTGGTCTGATACCAGTTACATTTGCTCTTAATCCTGGAAATATCTCTTGTTCTCTTGTTTCAAGTTCAGCTTCTAAGTTTGTTCCTGAAAAAATTGCTGCTTTAAAGTTTTCATCAATAGCACCTAATCTTAAATGTCCTGTTGTCCAATAAGGTGTGTCTAATGATATATTAATTTCATCTAAGTTTTCAGATAATAAATCCATTAACTCAACAGTATTAATTGTAACAAACTGTTCAAAAATTTGTGATGCTTTTACATTAGCAATTGACCATTTTTGAGTTACATAATTATAAATAAGTAATCTATCGCAAATACCTGTAGTATTTCCTGGATTGTTTTTACTTGGATATAACCATATCGCTAAAGTATTAAATGGATCTACTGCTGCTGTAATTCTATCACTAAATGCTTTGTTTAAATCAAGATCAAAAAATCTATTTACTTTCTCAGCTCCTATCGGCAACACTTGGTCGCCATTGATTTGAAAAAATCCATCATCTGCGTAAAAGAAAACTTGTCTATTGTCTTGGCAAACTGTTTGTCCATAAACAGCACCTCTGTTTGGAGAGATAACTGAAAATCTAAACACAACATTTCCACCCACAAAGTCCATCCTAGTTATTTGGTTTTGTCTAAAAACATAACCAACCTCACCAGAAGTGATCGCAACTATCTGACCACCTGATCCTGGCAGTTCTTGAGTATCTGATGAACTAACACCAGCTTCCCAAGTTGAAATATCGTTTATACCTGACCAAGCAACCTTGTTTTTTGCGTTCTCTATGTTACCTGTTACTAAGAAATCCCTAATAACACCTGAAACTCTAAACTTAGCTGGTACTGTTCCTGCTGTTGCAATACTCTGTAGTGTTGCAAAGTTAGTTGAAGTACCCATTAGATAATACATAGGAGGATTAACTCCATTACTTGCTATGATGTATTGTCCAAACTGAGTAAAGGTAAAAAAATCTGTATCTCCACCTGAAATAGTTAAACTTCCTTTAACAGATGTAAAACTTCCAGAGGTTAATTTGTAAATATTATCTTTTGTTGCAACAAAAGTAAAAACTGTATTTGTATTATCTCTAAAACTACCTGCACCTTTAGCATTTTTTGTAACATTAGATGCACCACTATAAGGAACTAAACCTTTAACTGGTTTATAACTTGTTTGTGCATGATAAACATTAGTTGCTACAGTTGCACCTGGATTTAAATTATCTGGTTGGTCTGGCAACCATTCGCCAAAAGGTAATTGCATAATATTCTAAGTATTTGTTGTTGAATAATTATTAGAGAAAGCACTTCTTACTGTATCTTCTGATCTTATTTGTAAAGGAGAGCCACTAAATTGATCTTCTCTGTCATTCAATTCTAATCGTTCCATAGCAGTTGCAAACATTTGTTGCCAAGTTTGAACTTGCTGAGGATTAATCCCACCTAAGAAATTAGCTGCATGAAACAAAGAGCCATACAAATAAATTGCTGGGTGAGTAGTTAAAATATAATTTGTTGTATTTGTGTCTGAAAGTTCATCAAAGGCTTTATAATAATTGATGTAAGCTGTGTAAGTTGAATCAGGTTTTGGAGAAAATCTAAATGTATCTCCTAAAATTGTATAACTAGATGGAAGTCCAGTTGTTGATGTTCCTTTTATTTGATCCATTTGTGAGGGTGTCATATATCTTAATGGACATTTGGTATTACCACTTAAAATATAAATATCTCTTACTTGTAAAAAACCAGTTGGCAATGCTTCTGTTTCACTATCAATAGTAAAACTTGTTTGAGCTATCATTTTTCTAACTCTTAACTTTGAATTAAAATCAGCTTCAGTAAGTTTTATAAAATCATCTGCTATCTCAGATGTTAAATCTGATCTGTTTAGCCAATTTGCTATAGATGTTTTTAAAGTTGTATAATTTGTTAGTGCCATTAAAATCTTCCTGATGATGTTCTGAAGTATCTGTAATCAGAACTGTTTAATTTTTCTCTTAATATTTTTTGTTGAATGTCTTTTGGTAATTCAAACCAATTACCTTTGTTTTGATCTTTGTGATATTCTTTTGTCCAAATCTCAAGAATGATTGTAGGAATAGTTGCTATTCTTTTTAATCCCTTATCAGGACTATAACCATCATTTTGATTATATAATCTTTTATTATTTTCTAAGATTGGTTGAACATCTAGTGATCTTTTTTGAACAACACCATCATTACCATTGTCTAAAAAAGTTTCAGTAATATTTTTATTTGTTTCTTCACTAATCTTTTTCATTTACGACCTTGACCTAAATATCTGTTTTGATTTCTTTGTCTTTTCTCTGATTTGTTTTGAGATTTTTTATGCACACCTTTTCTTTTTGGTGGCTTATCTCTTGGTACAAAATGGACAAACTTTTGTTTAGCCACTAAGCACCCATTTCAGTTACAAACAAATCTCCACTTGTACTTGTGTTTCTGATTGCAGCTATTTTCTCACCTGGTGAAACTTTAATAATTTCGTAATCTCCAGCATGAAGATATGCGTCACTTGTTGTAGCAGTTGGAGAAGCACCAAGTACATAATGACAACTATGAGTAGTTGCTATTCTTACAAATCTTGTTTGCGTTCCAAAAGCATTAGAACAAGCCACAGATGAAGCTGTGAATGAAACTTTTTGTGAAGTTCCTGGTCTTAAAGCATAATTGTATGACATTAATATTTTCCTTTTTTACTTTTTACTTTTTTGCCTTTTTTCTTTGCAAAGGCTTTAGCTTTTTTCATTCCACTTTTTGTGTATGAAAACTTTTTTTTTCCTACCATTGGCATAATAATTTTCCTTTTTTAAGATTGGTATTTGTGGGGAAGTATCGCTAGACAAGATCCCCACAAAATTTGTAATTATCTTCTGATAATAAAAGTTATTTCCATTTTAGAAGCATTTGATGAACCACCATTAGTGATACATTCAATTGTTCCATCTTCCTCTACTCTATTAAGAGCAGTAGGTTCAGCAGTTGCTACTCTACCAGCAGATCCAGAAGCTGTATGGCTAATTCCACCACCAGTTACTGCAACACCACCTATTTCAAAAGAGATAGCTGCTGTTCCTGTAGTAGTTGCTTTGTTGTGTGTAATAATTTTAATTATTCTTCCACCATCTGGTACACATACAAATGTAGATGATG